GACGGGAACCAAATCCCGTTCTAATCCGGTGGCTCTTACTCTCACGCAGAAAGAGCCATCGACCGCTAAACTCGTTCAAACCGAGTCTAGCGGCCATTGGTACACAGAAAATGGCGAGTCCGCCCACGTTGTCATCGGGAAGAACGGCAACGAGCGCAACACCACGGTCGCCGATGCCCGCAAGATGGGGCTGCTTCCGTCGGTCACAAGCGTCCTGGGCATCATGGACAAGCCGCAACTAACCGCATGGAAGATCGAGCAGGCCATCATGTCTTCGCTCACTCTTCCGAAGGAGGAAAATGAAACGCTTGAAGAATACGCAAAGCGGGTCGTCAAGGACTCGAAGCAATCAACCACAAAAGCGGCAGAGCATGGCACCAGGATGCACGAGCAGATGGAACATATCCTGCTGGGACGTGCTTTCTCCAAGGAGCCGGAGCTTCAGCCCTACATCAAAACCTTCAAGGAATGGGCGGAAGATAACGTCGAGAAAACCTATTGGTGCGAGCGGGCCTTGGTCGGTGCTGGTTACGCTGGGCGATGCGACGCCTACGTCCGACTGAAGCGGATCGGGGATGCGATCATTGACCTTAAAAACCGCAAGGTAAACCCGAAGTATTCTCCGTTTTTTGAAACTTCTGACTGTCCACAATTGTGGGCATATAGGACGGCAAGCGAAAACCCCAAAGCTGCCTGCGTATCTGTTGTGCTGGCCGCCAATGATCCAGAAACATTGATTACCCGCCAATGGGATGAGGATGAGCTTAGGGAGGCTGGGATTGCATTTTTGGCAATGCTCAAGGTATGGGCGTGGAGCAAGAAGTATGTGCCTCCGGGGATGAAGCTATGACGCCACCCACCATAGGCGAACTTGGGGAAGCCGCAGCCGATATAGTGTGGCGCGTTATGGGCAAAGGCTCCGACAAATCCGCCTACGGTGAATGGTTTAATGTTGACAAACCGGTCCACGATTATCATATAGGTCGTGCCATGCGCCACCTGTCTACGGCAATGTTGCAGTTGCAGAAGTCAACGCCTTGCCCGGACAACAACGGGGAGACGGCAGCGGATCATCTCGAAAGAGCCTTGGTCCGCGCATTGTTTGCCTGGGCGCAAATCAAAAAGGAAGTACCACGACTATGAAGAAAATAGAGGACATCAAAGTGACATTCATTTGGGGAGGCCGCGAGGTCACGGCATGGGGCGACTGCGATTACAAAACGCATCGGGTTGACATCGGGCCGCAGGGCTACCGCGAACACGTCTATGCCGATGTGCCTTACGATATGTCGATCTCCAGGTTACAGGTCGCCCACGGGGACAAGGACATCGAGAACCCTGAGAAGGAGCTGCTTGAGTTTGCCGAGCAACTGCTCATGGAGGAAGCCGACGAACAACTTTGCGAGGCAGCGTGAAGCTGGCGCTGGCTTGGATCTGCTACTGGCTTGGTCACGCCATCTCCGAAACCATTCTCAGGTTGGGCTATGGTTATTCACTCTACAATAAATTGATGCTTCTCAGCAGCGACTTGGACGATAAGGGTGTGATCTGGAAATGAAATCCTGCGTCGTGACCCAAGCCTTCGGGGACGGATGGATCAACAAGATCCTGCCGCTGACCCGACCCCGCATGGAGGAATACTGCAAGCGCACCCAGCAGGACTTTATCTCGATTGAGAAGCCGTTGGCCGAGCCGGTGCAATACAGCAAGCTGGTGATCGGAAACCTGATGGCGGCGCGGGGTTACGAGAAGGTCACGTTCTTTGACTGCGATGTCTTGATCGCGCTGGACTGCCCGGACATATCCAAGGACGTGGATAAGTTCTGCGCTTTTGACGAGGGCGCCTACCTGGACAGGAAGCCAGCGATGGTGAGCTTGGCCAAGACCTACGGATTCAAGATCGAGCCGCGCTTTTATGTCAACACCGGCGTCTTCGTGGTAACAAACAAGGTTGCGGGGCTGTTCTCGCAGCCGCCCTTGGGGCTGTTCCCAAACCACTTTGCCGAGCAGACCTGGCTCAACGTGATGGCGCACCTGTGCGACCTCGACCTTCAGGAGCTTGACCCGATGTTCAACTGCATGACGAGCGTGGAACAACACTTCGGGCTGAACCGATACATCGACGCCTACGTGATCCACTACGCTGGCCAGAGCGCGGATCTGGACAAGCTGGCTGACCAGATCGAGAAGGACGAGAAGAAGTTACAGGAAGAGATCCGATGACCCCGGTCAAGGTCATCCCGCATGGGGACAAGTGGCGGGTGGTGACAGAGTCGATGGAGAACCCGGTTGGTCCTCGCCTATGGGGAGCCGAGCCGCCCAACGGCCTGCCACCTGTCGACGATGTGTTTGACGACAAGCAGAACGCTCTGGATGCCGCAAGGCTGTGGAACGCCTATGCGGCTTGGGCGGACAATCATTCCGGCAGGAAAAAGAAATGGTTAAAGCAGAAGCGAACCGCCTGAGCCAGGAAGAGAGGATGCAGCTCCTCGCCAGCGAGATCGCCATCCGGGCGATCTACGACCTGCGCCTGCTCCAGCGCCGCAAGGTTTTGGTCGGGGACGAACTGACCCCGGCGGAGGACCGCCCGCGCCTGACCGACTGCTGTTGCTACCGCGAGGAAGAGAACATCCATAATCTGCTTGACGATTTCAAGAACGGAACCGTACTCTTCTGGTGCAGGATGGGCGGTGCCAACATCGACCAGACCGACCTGAACCGGATGCTAAAGAGTAGGAAATATGATGACTGAATACTTCAGGTTCTTTGCCGAGGTCAGCGCACACATGGTGCTGTTCGGCCTGCTCATCGGGGCGGGGCTGCTTCTGATAACCTTCGCCGGTAGCTTCATCGCATGGATGATCGACAGATCCAGAGAGGAGAAATCGCAATGGAAAAACTGGGACAAATAAAGATCAAGTCCGAGCGCAAGGTCCAGATGGTCGAGCTTGACCTGGACATGGACGACCAGACCATCGACACGCTGGCTTACCACGGATTCAACATGATTAAATACGAGCGGGAGGAGCTTGCCTGCTACGCCTTCCGCAAGGCGCTGGAGGCATGGGTCAAGGGCAACAAGGAGTGCAGCCTTCAGATCAAGCCGGGGCGCAAAAAGCGTGGAAATAAATCCCATTGACCTGATCCTGCTTGCAATGGGCGCAATGCTTATTGCAATGTGGCTGGACAAATAAGGAAAATATAATGATATATATAATCAAGGATAAGGAATTTGATCTGTGCAAAATAGGATACTCATGCAATCCAATTGAAAGAATAAGATCATTTCAGATTGGAAAAGACAATCTTGAAACGATTCTTATTATGCCTGGGGGCAGGGACAGGGAGAGGCAGCTTCACGAAATGTTTTCATGCAGAAGGGTTACGCATCCAAACCCCAAGAGCTTTATAGGGAATGGATGGACAGAATGGTTTAGGCTGAGACCGAATGAAATATCAAGAATAAGAAATTCATACATAAAGAAACTAGATTTAATGCAGGAAAGGCTTGACGATCTTGAGAGAACTGTTCGTGTTTATGATGGTGATAAAAAAATATTGTATTCAGTGATACAGGATCTTGAGGACACAATGGACAAAATATGCAAAATCTATATGGGCAAGTTATGGGAAGATAAATATTCTGGGGTAGAAAGAGATATATTCAAAGACCCAATAGCTCTTGAACTCATCAATTACAAAAGATACTCAAAGTTAAAAAGACAATGACCTTTGCCGCCAACCTTCCGCGCCACCAGTACGTCATGGTGGATCGGGAGTTCTGCTCGCAGGGCAAGGAGCATGGCTGGGAAGAGGCCGTGTGGTTTGGGCTATACTCTGTGCCGCACCGGGCCTGGGGATGCACGCTGATGCTCAAGTGCGGGGCGCTGTATCGGGGGTTGCCGCTGCACGCATTGGCGTTTACCAATGGGGTTGGTACGGACTGGACCCTGGGTGACGCACAGAGGTGGGATTGCTTCGGCTGGAACTTCACCACCATCGAGTACGATTACCTGCGGGAACTGGATTGTCAGGTATGGCTGGCGGGCAGGCAGACTTGGATGCGGGGGTCGTATATGTTCACCGCCGAGCCGTATGGGGATGGGTACAGCCTGGAGCCTAGCCAGACCAAGTCGCACCACTTTATTGAACTTGCCAATGGAAGGATTGCCTGCGTTCCCGGCAACAACATCTTGTTCACAGAATCCTCATTCACCGGCAAGAATCCTGTTGCCAAACCCACATGGCTCAAGGTACAAACCAAAGTATTCCACGCCGAGGAACAACCATTCGACGGCGTGGTCGGGGAGGAAACAGCATGACTTACTCGCAGATTGCAAGGCTGGAGGTTGCTGCACTGGCGGAGTTCCTAGAGATGGACAACTGCCAGCCGGGGGCGCTGATGGACAAGCACTGCTCGCCTCTCTACTGGATTATGAACCAGATGCTGTACGACAAATTTCACGGACACGGTTGGGAGTTGGATCTCTTGGCCGGTAGATTTATTAAAACCAAATGACTTTACGCGCAGATAGTTCAGTAGCAGAACTGCCCCTATTCCAAGGGGAAGACGGCGGTGCGATTCCGACCTCTGCGCTCCAATCTCTTTCTGGATACAGGGTTTACAGGTGCGGAAGAAACGACATAAAATCATTCATAGAGAAGTGGCATTATTCAAAGTCAATCAATGGATGCAAAACTGATTATTGCTACCAAATATCATCACCAAGCAACGTAATGGTTGGAGCGCTTTTTTATGGAATGATGGCAATGGCGGGGCAGTGGAAAAGATTTTCCGATAGTCCAGACAATGTTATTGAGTTGCGAAGGCTGTGCTGCATTGACAATACGCCCAAAAACATAGAGTCTTTTTTTGTGTCAAAAACATTGAAAATGCTGAAAAGAGATTGGCGTAAGGACGGGGTTGTTGTTTCATATTCGGATATGGAGTATGGCCACAACGGAACCATATACAGGGCGTCAAACTTCAAATGCCTTGGTGAATCAAGGGGTGCAAATGTAATTATGTGGAACGGCAAAAGATATCACGACAAGTCAATAAGGGCAAAATACAATGGACAAATAAAGCCATTTGCAAAAAGATTGCGCGCTGCCCTTGAGTCCGGTGATGCAAAATATGTTTCGACTAAGGGAAAGATTTCATTCATATATCATCTTTCTGGAAACAACCAACAAGGAGGTTAATATGCCACTAGGTAAAGACATCGGAAAGAACATTCGTGAACTACGCGCTGACAACAAGCGCAAGGGCAAGGCTCGCGGGGCTGGCGGAACGCCACGCTCGCAGAAGCAGATCCTGGCCATCGCGCTTCGGGCAGCCGGGGTGCCGCCCAAGGGTGGTCGCAAGTTCCGTATGCGGTCGAAATGATGGAGCGGATCGAGTGGCTGGCCGACATTCTGGCGCGGGTGCGCCGGAGGCTGGCCAGCCATCGGGATTCGATAAACCATGCCGAGGCGCACAAGGTCAGGGAAATTATTGCTGGCATTGACGCGGCGGCTCTGATAACAAAGGAGATCAAGAATGAACACACATCAGGAAGCAACTCAGGTACTGACTGACAGGATCAACTCAACCGAGAACAACATCAGGGTCTTGGAGGCGAGGCTTGTCGCCGCAGTCCAAAGCATCCAGGCCATGCGCCATGAGATCACGCTTGGGCGTATCGAGCGCACCAGAAAGAATCGCGGCATGGCCGATAAAGTGGTGGCGGGAATCCGAGACGAGCGGGAGATTGTGGTGCCGCCGCTATTGGCAATCAAAAGACCGACGATCAGAAAGGGTTCCAAGAGAAGGAGCGGCGGGAACAAGGAGCCGAAGGTCGTGGCAAAACGCTGGGCTTTATGGAAGATCCAGTACAGCCAAGGCTACACCACCCACCAGATCGCCCGCGCCTGGGGGTGTAACCGGTCAACGATTGAGTATGCGAGGGATAAGGGTTGGAGGGCGAAATGAATTTGAGGGAATTGCTGGCCGAGCATTACGACGAGGACATCCTGCTTGCGGATGGCCTTGATAAGGCTCTTATTGGCATTGGCAGGATATTCGATGGACCGCCCATTGCGGTTTATGACAGGTCTGCGGCCATTGATATTTTACGCAAGCAAGGCATGAAAACATTTGAGGCCGAGGAGTATTTCAGTTACAACGTGTCCGGGGCTTATGTTGGCGAAGGCACGCCGATGTTTGTCGAGACAATAAAGGAGCTAAGACGCAAATGAAACAATGGACAAACAACACCGGCAACGCGCACAAGGTGGACGACCAGATCCTCTGGCCACGCACATCCTATATGTTGCCAGACGAGCTATCCACCGGGATATGGGAGGACGGCATACCGGTGCCGCACAAGATCAAGCCTTACTATGCAGGCCGAGCCACGGGCGGGGCGACCGCCGTGTATCGTGCTGGTGCCATCGGTGATAGTATCATCGCAACGGGCATCGTGCATTATCTGGTGCAGGAATCTGGCGGCGTGGTCGATGTCTATACCCCGGCCCGGAACCTTACCCTCTACGCAGGACTCGGAGCCAAGCTGCTCCCACTCCCGCCCACGATGGAAGCCTGGGATTCCTACGACGCCCACGTCCCGCTGGATGATTTGTTTTCAGGACAGGTCGGGGACACCAAGCTTGGGACGGGACCGGGCAACGCCTACCAGCGCATCTACGAATGGATGGGGGTATGGGATGAGAAAACGATGGCCAAGTACTGCAAGCCGCAGCTCTACGTTGTCGAGCCTGACCACAAGGAACTCACCGACATGGGCAAGTGGCCGATCAAGGGTGACTACTTTGTCTACCACGTCTCCTCATCCGGTCCGACCCGAACCTACCCGCCACGCCAAGGGCAGGAGGCGGTCCTGGCGTTGCTTGAGGAGTTTAAGAACCTGACCGCAGTCATCGTGGGATTGGACAACTCCAACAACTTCTCGGTCGATCACCCTCGCGTCATCGACCTGTTCAATGCGACCAAGGGAATCCGCACGCTGTTCCCGCTGGTCAACGGGGCTGAGTTTGTCGTGGCACCCGACTCCAGTGTGAACCACATTGCGGCGGGCTTGGACACGCCTTGTGTCAGCTTGTTCGGCTCTTACCATCCCGACGACAGGGTCAAGTATTACCCCAAGAGTGTGCCGGTCTTCAAGCCTGACACTTGCCCGCACGCTCCGTGCCGCCCTCATGCGGGCTTGCCGCAGGCCAAGTGTAAGGACGCCAACAACAAGACCAAGGGTACGCAGTACTGGTGCAATGCCCTACGCAACATCACCGCCCAGGATATCGTCGAGGCGGCGAAGAAGGCGATGGAGTTGGAGGGATAATTCAATGCCGGAGTGGAGCGCAGGGAGATCCTGCGACCGGGTGTCCTCCTAGTGTGTGTTCCCCGCTTGTATCACCGGCGTGATTTTCTGATATGACCGAAAACCAGCGCAAAGCCGAAGCCATCGTGGGTCAGGTGGATTGGCAGTCCGAAAACCACGGGCTGTGCCATTGCCCAGGGGAGGCTACGCACACCAGCCATACCAGACTGCGCGACACCACGGTGTTCGTGGACGGCGTGCCCACGATCTTCTGCTGGCACACTTCCTGCATGGCGTACCGGGACGAAGCCAACCGCAGGTTGCGCCGCGCCATCTTGCATGACAATCTCGGCAGGCCGATCCAGCAATCTGATAATCCTGTAAAACTGGTCATCGAGAAAGATCCTGAGAGCGAGATAATTGACAGGATCAAGACGATTGCCGAGTCCAATAAAAGCCGCTACCTGACCCACTACAACTGGGACCCGGCGGATATGTTCGAGGAAAGTCCGATCAAGCTGGACGATCCGGCGCAGGACTATCACCGCTTCCTGACCTTGTGGCAACCGAGCGACCTGATCTGGATCGGGGATGTCAAGGACAGCGGAAGGCACCCGCAGAACTTTCGCAGGGCGGATGAGTGGATGGGCTTGCCATCGCCGGTGGGCAACTACACGACCGGCGCGGTGTTCGTGCCGGGATCGGTCAGCCGCGCCAACGAGAACGTGGACACCAGGGTCTACCTGGTGGTGGAGTCCGACACGCTGACCAAGCCGCAGATGGGCGCGGTGTTCCAGGCCATGCGGGATCTTTTCAAGATGAAGATGTACGCCGTGGTCGACACGGGCGGGAAGAGCCTGCACGGATGGTTCGAGAACCCGCCCAAGAAAGAATGGATGGAGCAACTAAAAGCTTTCCTTGTGCCACTCGGTTGCGATCCTGCAACCTTCAAGCCAAGCCAGCCGGTCAGGATTCCGGGGGCGAAAAGAAATGACACCGCATACCAGAGCTTCCTCTGGTTCTGCAAGGAGGGGAGATGATCGAGCCAGCCGTGGGATTGGGGGTGAAGCAGCCGGTGGACCAGTGGCCGCCGATCAAATCTTACTGCGACCTGATGACGGAAAGGCTGGATGAGCCGGAGGTTTTGATAGACGGCATCCTGCACCGAGGCGGCAAGCTGCTCCTTGGCGGTGGCAGCAAGTCATTCAAGAGCTGGGCGTTGATCGACCTTGCCCTGTCGATCTATTCAGGCTCCGATTGGTGGGGACAGAAATGCAACAAGGCGAAGGTATTGTTCATCAATTTCGAGATTCAGGAATGGAGTTTTAGGAACCGCTTGGCCGATGTTGTCAAGGCCAAGGGGCTGACGGAGGAGCGGGTCAAGGACTTTGACGTGTGGACGCTGCGCGGATACGCCGCCGATCTTAGCCTTATTCGCCCCATCATCGAGAAGCACATCGAGGGAAAGGGATACCAGGCCATCGTGCTGGACCCAAACTATATGCTGATGGGGGAAAGGGATGAGAACAACGCCGGTGACATGGCCAGCCTGATGAACGAGTTTGAGGCACTGGCAGTCAGGCACAATCTGTCTGTCATCCTCAGTCACCACTTCAGCAAGGGCAACAAGTCGGGATCGGAGTCGATTGACCGCTTCTCAGGTTCCGGGGTCTTCGCCCGCAACCCCGACACCTTGGTCGTCCTTACCGCCCACGAGGAGGACGAGCGCAGCTTCTCCTGTGAGATCACCTTGCGTAACTTCCCGCCGGTTGACAGCTTTGTCGTCCAGTGGCACTACCCGCTCTTCAAGGCAAACTACTCCCTGAACCCGGACAAGCTGAAGAGGCCCAATACCAACAAGTCGGTTGATGACAAGAGGCTCCTTGGCGAGATGGGTTGCAAGGAGTGGGTACCCAATCAGCTTGTCAAACACCTGTCAGAAAAGCTGTCCGTATCGGAAAGAACTGTCTACAGGCACATAGAGAGGCTGACAAAAGCTGGCAAGATAATGAAGGAGAACGGGTTGTACAAGGCAAACCAGGCCGAATTCTAGCCCCTGACAGGGGGATGCCAAATCACTGACAGGTACACTATGACGGCCACTATATATATAGAACAATACAATCCGCGAAGGCAGTGTAGGTACAGGACTCCTTAGTCCGTCCTGTCCCTACCGCTACGCTCACTGCCGTAGCGTTTTTCTGGAAAAGAAAGCAAAGGCCGGCACCCGCTGGAACACGCGCCCTTGGGCGTGCTGGGAGGGTGTGGTATATTAAGGCAATGAAGCGCCCCGGCCTCTATGCCAACATCAACGCCCGCCGCAAGGCTGGCACTTCCCGCCCCAAATCCCAATCCACCATTTCCCCCCGCACCTGGAGGCTTATGAAGGCCAAGAAGGGCGGCTTTCGTGAAGCCCCCAAGGGTTGACATAGCTTGGGCCTACATCGAGCTTCTCCTTACAGAGAACTCCCGCCTGCACCAGACTATCGGAAAGGTTGACCGACTCTGTGGCGACATCCTGGCCGACTGCTCCCGCGAGGTCTACGAGGCCAACATGAACAGCCTTACCGAAGACTTGGAAGATTTGGGGAAATTTCTTGAGATCCACCAGGAAAAGATTAAACTGCTGGCAGGAGCATTAAACCAATGAAACAATCCCCATGCAATAGGCCGGTGCGTACACCGGGAGGGTCAAAGAAGTTTAAGGTTCGAGCCTGTTCTGGTGGCAAGTCCAAGACCATCCGCTTTGGCGATCCCAAAATGACCATTAAGAAATCAATACCCGGACGGCGCAAGAGCTTCCGGGCTAGGCATCGGTGTGACAGCAACCCTCCTAGCAAGATGACTGCACGCTACTGGAGTTGCCGGAAGTGGTAAAACAAGGCACCAGGGTACCGTTTAATCGAGCGGAGATGCCGCTAGAACCGAGGATTGGTGGCAAGCAAGTAGCCGATACCTCCCAACGCAAGATACCGGCTATAAGGCGCAAAATCCCTGCCTCTCTTGGCAACCGCGCCTGCTGCGTATCTATCGGTCGCTGAAGTACCGTTTATTGGCGCTCCCGTTTAGTGGGTAGCCTACCGTTTGTTCTGCTCCCGCCATTTCGCCCAACGCTCCCGTTGAACCTGGCTAACCCTGGCGTAATGCTCCCGCGATAACTTCCGGGCTTTCTGCGGCCCCTTAACGCTCCCGCCCTTGCGGCCAAGGGTGGACAGATACTCTCGAATTACTTGTTCTTTATTCACATATTAAAAGCAACATCCGAGATTATTTCATAAACAAGATCCGAATGCTGGCTTTCCAATTCGTTTAGCTCATCCTCCGTCAAAGGCGTGCCATCATCCCACTTGGCTGCGGACACAAAAGCATCGGAGAAGTCGGGGTAATCCCGACCATCAATGCCATCAATCTCAATGCTTGCGGCATCAACGCAACGCTGGCAAAGATGGCGGCATTCGCTGATATAGAAAGATGAATCCAAAAGGATAATCTTTCCTTCTTTGGCTAGCTCCGCTTGGGCTAATTGGCGCTGGTGTTTTATCCTATCCTCCTTTGCGAGGCAGTTTTTCAAGGCATCATCTCTTTCGGCTTGGGTGGATGTGAAGGTTGAGGAGTTTTTCATTTACAATACCTCTTTTTAATTTTTCTCAAGAATTTCTCGCACCTTGCCTTCGGTCCATAGGTTGGGTTTCTTTCATCTTCATAATCTAGCATTTCCGAAACTTCCATAATTAATGCCATTGCCTCCCTAAAATCATTAACAATCTCGCTAGCTGTGATTTTATTTTTCTTCATTTGTGTCCTTTCTTTCTTGTTTTGCTACCATGCTGCCATTTGTCTTGCAATACATTTCTTATAGACTCCTTATAGGCCAAAGTACCGTTTGTTGTAAATACCTGGATGCTCCCGCACCACTCGCCACGCTGCCGTTTATAGGCGGATGGCGGACTAGGTGAACCGGCCAAGGGGTGGAACCTTTGAGGGGTTGTTATTCTGTCGGCATGAATTTTGCAAAAGTAAAGTGATTTATTGGGACATCTACAAAGTCCGTATGATTTCCTTCAACCTCGTGCGTAATTGTCACCCAATATTTGCCAGCCGCTACATCCTGCGAAAATCTTGCAACTATCGCATTCTCCGATCCATCTTGAAGCCTTGGAAGTTCCATCGCGATTTCATAGTCATAATACTCTTTACTCCTTTGAACCCATTCCGCTTTTGTAATCGTTTGCATCTTCCATCCTCCTTCTTTCTTTCATCCCCACCGCCAGGATTGACCCGGTTGCGGTTCCGTTTGTAGGTTGACCCTATCGGGTCTCACCTCCGCTCCCCCCTTGTGGGGGAGAGACGAGGGGAGACTACTATTCAACCTCCTCCAATTCTGCTTCTACTTCGTCAACGATATCCTGCGCCTCTCTCAGGTCATAATGCTTGCCGTCAATTTCATCCGTAATAGTTTCGTTGATTAGGCTATCAGCATAATCGCTGACCCCACAACGAAACGCAACCGGATCGAGCTTCTCCATGATATCGGACGGCATAAACGACAAACCGCCAACATCAACGGCCCCGGATTCGTCCAATATTTCCCGGTAAAGTTCTTCTAAATCTATCGGGGTCAATTCGTCCTTAATGCGTTGTTCTGCCAGTGGTCTTACTTTCATTTTGCGTTTCCTTTCTTTGGATTATAGTTTGACCAAATATTTTTTAAGGACATTAAAATCCTTAAGCGGAATCTTTTTAATGATGCCTGTCGACATAATGCAATCGCCCGACCAGTAACCAGCAGCACCCTCATCGTATTTATTATCCTCATCGCCACGCCAAGTTTTTGCAACTCTTTCAGCGTATTCAAGCGGGCATCCATCAGTTTCGAATAGGTACTTTGTCTCATACTGAAACTCCCCATTCTGTTCCTTAACTTCTCCAATATAGTATTTTTGACTCTTTCTCATTTTGTGTTTCCTTTCTTTACTGTTTATTAGGTTCGACCCTATCGGATCTCGCCTCCGTCCCCCTCCGTGACGAGGGGGAACGAGGGGAGACTTATTTGAGTTTGCAAATATCGAAAGCCTCCGCCCATGTCACTTCGAAGTCTCCGCTTCTTTCGTCTTCTATCCACTCGCCAGCGTCGATCGTTTCCGCTTTCTTAACGGCTTCTTCTGCGCTGCTGGCGTTTACTTCTATTTGGTATTTCACAACGCTCTTTGCGTATACTACGAATAGTTTATTTTTCATTTTGTATTCCTTTCTTTTATTGTTTTTATTTCCGCCCGATGAACATTGCGAAAGCCGCCAAGATCCCGCCCAAAATCAATCCGTGGGCGAAGTAGACGGCTCCGTGAACTTCTGCGATCATCTCCACACCTCCTTTCGTATGGTGTAATTTTCAACCCCTCTTGCCCTCCTCCACGCTTCCGCTCGCTCATATGATGAGAAGCGGAGGAGGAAGGAGCCTGCTCGGGAGTAAATGCAGAAGCAGATCATTTCCGCTTCTCCATAATTCCTTCGGCCAGTTTCCGATATTCTCCGTTGCCGTGCCAAGGCACTAGCTCGACAACATAGGATGTCGATCCGGTTTTCTTGTCGTTATTAAGACTCACCCGAACCGCTCCATCCCAACTTGCGGCGTGAGTGGTCAATTCTCGGTGGCCACATCGTGTGGCCATTCCTTTTGCTCCTTTTAGTGTTCCATATAGTGCGCTCATTGTGCGTTTCCTTTCTTTTGGTTTTTGGGTTTATGCTCTGCCAATATGGCGATCATATTTCGCCATAAGTTTTTCTGCGATCAACTCGCAGAGTGA